ATATGCCATGCCAGAGCCGTCAGGACGCTTCTAGCGGTTGCGGTGCTTGTGGAATGATGCAGGACGGCTGCAACGGCTTCTAGGCTCATTCTGTGCCTTCCTGGGCTATACTGGTGAATGCCCATCGTGGTTGGGTGACGCTTTCGCGTCGGGCTAGAAGTTTTCTGTGGCTTCTAGCCCTTTCCAATTTACTTGGACTTTAGCGAATCAGCGAGAGACTTGATTGCTTCGAGAACATCGTTATCAACTTGTGACTTGACCGCGGTTGCGTAGATCACCCGGAGACTCTCGATGTCTTTGTTACTAGCGGCTTCCGAAGCCTCCTCGATGAAGTTACGAGAATCTCTAGTTGCCTTGATCATCTCTTCACGACTAGGACGGTTCTTGGATGCAGATAGACCTAGAGTTGCAAGTCCTCGACCGATAGCCGAAGTGCTGCAGTTCTCTAAGAATGATGAACGGTTGATGTTGCTCGAACCCCTAGTCTCATGTGCCCAATCGACCGATGCTGGTCTAGGGTCTTCCCGGTCAGTAAACACGGAAGCCTGAACTACAACTTCGGTTTCGTTGATCAGTTTGATTTCGGTAATGATGCGACCGTTGGGATAGGTCTTCCAGAACTTCTGAATACGTTCTGAAACTGGTTCGTAGTTGCTTAGGTCGAAACCCATTTATTGCCTCCTGTTATTTAGTAAACGTAATGAACGGCTTGCCATTACGGGCTTGTAAGTTGATGACCTTCTCGCCTTGAAATAGACCATACTTAGTTCCATTCATGAAGGCAAGAACCGCCGACTTGTGTGCCTTGAATTGTGTCTCCCAATACTCGGACTCGGACTTAGCCTGGAGCAAGTTAGACCATAAGGATCCAAGCTCAATCTCACCCTCGTGGAGACCATCGGATAGCTGCCTAACGGTCTCATAGGTTGATTCAGACCCATCGTAAGCTGGAGCCGTATCTGTGTCTAGGAAGCCATAGAAGGCCTGTAGGCGGGTTTTCATCTCCTTGACAAGGGAATCATCCCAAACGACCTCAAACTCCTTCCAATCGCCTCCTGCGACCGCTACGACTATAGCCCGCTTTAGACCAAGGACTGATAGGTAGTGTTGCACCTGCAGATTGTAGTGTTCTGGAAGCTGATCCCAATACATCCGGGAGAACTTGATTTCAAGGACTCCAAGGGAACCGTCTGCCCATTCGATTATGCCGTCCACGTTAGCCACGGACTTAGGATCCTCGATGCTTGCCCAAGTTCCAGTCTCGTGAACCTTTAGCCATTCTTTATTGTTGTCCGCGAATAGCTGCCTAATTACGGGTTCAAAAGCTGTTCCCATTTGCATAGACATAGTCGCTGGAAGGTCTTGCCATTGTTTACCGGACTTCTCCATGAATAACGTGTAAGCAGACTTCCATGGGTTCTTATCCATTACGGACGCGATATCAGAACCGCCGATTCCCCTGCGGGCTTCGTGCCATTCGATTGTGCCAGGCTCAAAAGTGCCTAGATACTTTGCGAAGCCTAAAGCCTCGATTTTCTGTGTGATTTCCATGCCGTCATCCTAATAGATGATTCGGACATTTACTTCTTAGGCTTGCCGGGTTTTGCGTTAGCTATTTTCCCAAAGGACTTATTGATCTCATCCGGGTCGATTTTGCCGTCTGCCAGGTAAGCCCTAGCTAGTTCTTGGGATACGTCGATAATTCCAGCGAACGCTGCCATGGCAATAGCCTGCGTAACTTCTAGACCGATTGCAGCTCCACCAACAAAGATTCCAGTCACCTTTAGAATGATGACCGCTAGGGTTCTGCGGATAATGTCTAGCCACATAATTAGCTCACCTTCAATACTTGACCAATAGAGATTTTGTTCTTGTCTTTTATTGCGTTTAGTTTGACCAAAGTTGCAACTGTAGTTCCATGGGCTTTGGCTATCTTGGTAAGTGTGTCACCCTTGACTACGGTGTAACTGTTTGCAGCCTTCTTTGGCTTTGCAGGAGCTTTGGTTTTTGCTGGCTCTTTGGCAGGAGTGCCAATTAGCATTTTCTCGAAGTCTAAGTTGCCTTCTCCCATAGTTGGAGATCCACCCTTGCGGAATGATAGATGCAAGTGAGCTCCGTAGCCTCGTTCGGAACCTAAACCCGAAGCACCGGATAAACCGATTCTTTGACCTTGTTTTACTTCTTGACCTTCAATTACTTCAATTGTGTGTAGGTGTAAGAAGTCTGCGTTGAAGCCTCCAGGAAAGCTCATAAAGATCATTCGCCCACCAGAACCCCGAAAGGTTGGAACTATCCCTGTAACAATTCCATCTGCCGGGGCAACTACTACTGTCCCAAAAGGAACTCCGTAGTCTGTGCCAGGATTACGAGATGGAGGGTTAGTCCGTCCTTTATGTCCGTCGAAGCTGTCGGTAATGTTGCCTTCTACTGGTCTAATCCAAGTTGCCATTATCTTACGATCCTTTGATTTACTGTTATTACTCCGTGACTTACAATTCTTACATCCCCGGTCGAGTCATTGTAAACCTCGATTGCGTAGACATAGTTAGAGTCTCGAAGTAATACTGTTTGCTCCGGTGTCAAGGTCATGTTTATTACGTAAGTTCCAGGGGTAATGGTTGGGATGAACTCTAGAATCAAAGGGGAGAAAGTAGAGCTTCGAACTTGTCCTCGTGCAAGGTAGCCAGTTAGATTTACAACTGATCCGTTTACCTTATAAGTAAACTGCCGGGTAAACTTGCCACCTGCGTCTACGGTGAAGTTATCTTGAACGCTTGCCATTAGTAGGCTCCAATCGTTGTAGTTACTAAACCAATCATTGTAAGAACTGCTGCGCCTAGTCCTGCGTAAGCTATCTTCTCAATCCAAAATAATCTAGCAAGTGTAAGTTCAACTTCACGAAGACGGTCTGGAACATCGTCAAGGTGATCTAGCTTTTGTAAAACTTTGACTAGAATCTCGCCGTGTTCGAGTTGCTTCTTGTAGATGTCAGCTTGGGTAATGCGGACAGATGTTGTTTCCTCAGCCATTAGTTTTGCTCAGGAAGCCCGAAGTTACGCTCTGGTATTACTGGGTCTGGTCTTTCGTTAGTTCCAGAAAGAGTTTCTTTGCAGCCACCACATTCGACTACGGGTGAATTCCCTGGAACGTTGTATTCAACATTTTCATTAGCGCAGTCTTTTTCGTTACAAGTAAAACTAAACATTATGCAATCTCGACCTTTGCGTTTATTTCATAGATGCTTCCATTAGCCCAAGTTGCAGGAATTGTGCTACTCATGTCAGTTCCACTAGCATAAGTTCCGCTAGCGTTGTTTACAACCGCTGCCACTCTGTTGCTGCTGATTGCGACAGTTGTCATAATGTAACTCGTGCTAGAGATAGTAGCTAACCCATTTCCAACTGGAGAAAAAGTGCTAAGAGCAGCCGAAGTAAATCCTGATGGAAGAGTAAACGTAGGGGAACCGGTTATAGCACTTGTTGAACCTAAGACAAATCGAATAGCTAAAAAGATTGTTTTACCAACAACATTGTATTTAGCAGTAATAGTCCCGTTGCCAAGAGTTAAGTTACTAGTTGTCGGGGTATAAGAAGTCCAAGCGTTAGGGTTGATTAGTTGAACCCATGCTGTTCCGTTGTAGCTTTCATAACGGTTTACATCTTCTAGCCAAGTAAGCATGCCTTCAACCGGAGCTGTAAGAGCTGCAGCCCTCGTTGTAGAGTTGCTAAATACCATGACGGATTGATTCATCAAGTTATCGTTGATTTCGGATGCGTTCAATACGCTTCCGTTAGAAAATACTTTGTAAGCCACTAGGCTTCCTTCCATAGTTCGAGGGTTGTGAACCAATTGTCTACATCGATGCGATGAGAGACCTTGATTATAGTGTAGAATCCCACGATGTCTAGCTGACTATTAGTATAGCTGACACCTACCGTCATTCCCGGCGTAAACACCGCTGCGTCGGTTAGGGTTCCAAGTCTATCGATTGTTGGGGTTTGAACTCGATTGACCTGGTTAGCTGATCGGTGATTGAACACCCTATCTGCCCAGTTGTTTAGTTGTGCTTCGCTTGTGGTATTGATTGCTATGTCAATAGCAGCTTCGCCGTATAGATCTATAGAGTCCTGGTCTTTACGCTCAACGAAGATAGTATCGTCCGAAGTCAAAGAGACCCTAAGAGAGTTATAGACGGCATCGGCATCCGAAAACACGTTGATTTCACTCATGCAGAGATGGTAATCGTCCTCGTGATTGTTGCCGATTATAAATGTGGTTGGAGTTCCAGCCTGGACTCCCGTGCGGTGAATAACTACAAGTTCTTCGGTATCTTGATCTAGCCAAACCAAACCATTACCAACTTGAAGGGCTTCATTTACTACCGAGCTAACTAGAACGTTGGTCTCATTTACTACTGGAATTTGACCGCCTACGTGATAAGAAGCTGGCGATAGACCTAAACCGGAATAGATACCAACAAGTTCCCAAACTTCGTCTACATGAATGTGCGTTCCAAAGGAAGTAGTATCCCAAACAGC